GGCTCGTGGGCTGGTCTTCATAGTAATTCGACCAGTTTTGCGTCGCGATGGGACCGTTCGAACCCAGGAGCCACGCCAGCGCCGCCGCGCGCGCCGTCGCATAGTGCCCGAGGCTGTCGAGCCCTTGCGCGATCAGTTCGTCGAAGAAAGCAATCTGTGAATAGACGCTCGAGCAGTAAGCGACGTAGACGGTGCCTTCAATGGCGTCGAGGCGCCACGGCCAGGGGGAATTGGAAGCGTCGGGAGAAGTGTTTCTCGTCGCCACGAGGAAGGCGGCAATCGTTTGAGCTGCGGACAGGTAGCTCGAGTTTCCAGTCAGTTCCCAGTCCCTGAGAAGCTGCAGGCCGAAGTTCGCCGCCTTGTCGGGTTCGAGCGTGTTGTATTCGGGGGTCTCCGGAAGAATGTAGGGTTCGTAACCGTCGTAGGGAGTCGTGGCCGAATGAGAAGCGGCAAAAGGAATGCCGTTGTAGACCCCGCCGCTGGAAAGGCCGTTCGCGAGGATGTAGTCGGCCCACGCTTCGGCGGCCGTCAGTAGCCCGCGGGTTCCCGAGAAATTGAGCCACGCCAGACCGGCCCGCAGGAATCCGGCGCACGTGTCGGCCGGCTGGATCTGATAGACCTCGTTCGGGACGGCAAAGTAGAAATAGTAGCTGGGTTTACCGTCCGCGGCGGGCCAGTCGTTCACGACATAATTCGTGATGTCGTTCAGGAACAGGTCGAAGCTGTCCATCGCGCTGGGATCGAGCCACGACAGAAGGTTTCCATTGTTGTCCACCCAGACCGTGTGGCCGTTGATCGTTCCCGCAGTGGACTGAGCCGTTGCCGGATTCGTGCATAGAGACGAGGCGCCGCGAAAGTCGCTGGCGCTGGGCGGCCTCAGGACGACGCGATTTTCCCGCTGTGTGATGAACATCGTATCGAAGAGAAAGGGCACCGCGCGCGAGGCGCGATGCCCGATGTCTTGCTTTTTGCCTGCGACCGGCTTATTCGACGATTTCGCCGGACCACTCGAACGCCAGCGATGCCGTTCCGGAGGCGTTCAGCGCGTCGATCGAATCCGAGCCGCTGGCGATCAGCGCTTCAGCGGAATCCGGATTGGGAGCAACCCATCCGCCGGGCCCGGCCGCGCCGTGGCCGAAGACCACTTTGTTCGTGCGCGTCGAGCCGTTGGTGGCCGCCGAAACGACGGTCGCCTTTGCGGAGACGCTGCCCTGCAGGCGGCTGTCTTTCGGCGTGGGGGTGACCGTCGTGCCGCTGGTGGAAGCGGTGGCCCAGTGCACGATGCGGTGAACGATGCCGGAAATCGAGGTGAGTGCGGCGCCCTTCCCGATGGCATACATTGCCTGCAGGGCGCAGTTGGCCGCTCCTGCCTTGATCGAGAATGTGTTGTTCTCGGTTCCCCCGGTAGCGTTGGTGGTGACGTTACCCGCGGTTGCGAGCGAAATATCGTAAACGAATGGCATTGCTCATCTCCCTCCCGGCCTGTCTTTGGCCAGCTTGCTCAGAATGTGATCTTCCTGACTCACCGCCTCGATCAGTTCCGGAACGGTGAGTTCCCTTCCAAACTCCTCGAGCTGGGCCTGCTTTACGCGCTCGAAGAAAACCTCGTCCGGCACCGCGTAGGTGCCGTCAATATTTCCGAACCGGGCCGCGCACGGATCGCACAGATAGAACGCGAACGTGCAGTTCTCCTCCATCACGAACGTGCCGCTGTCCTTGTGGCAGCTCGCGCAGTAGATCGGCACCCAGTTGCGGCCGAGATGGAGCTGCACGTTTGTGGGCGTTTTAAGGCGAGAATCGGGCAGCAGCGGCAGCTTCTCGATGTTGTCGATCGACTTCACGTCCAGATCCATCCGGAAAATCATTTTCTCATCGCCCCGGCGGCCGCGTGGCCCGGTGACTTTTTCAGGGTTTGAACCGGCGAAGCTAGACGCCGCCGGGCGAGAGATTTTAGAACTCGGTGACGGGGCCGGTGATCTTGAGCTTCGCGCCGGACCGAACCACGGCCTTGTCGACCTTGTTGTCGAGGTCGCCGGGCGATTGCACGTAGGCCGTAAAACTGACGCCGTTGGTGCCGTTGCTCAGCACAACTTTCCAGTAGAGCAGCGTCTGGTTGTTGAAATCCGTGCGGAGCTGCTGCTGGATCGAACTGCCCGGCAAAAAGATGAGATCGAAACCCATCTCGCCGCTGTCGTTCAGGGTCGCGAGGTATTCCCGGAAGGACGACGGCGAGTCCATGTTGGTGATGTCGTCGTAATCCTGCTTCGATCCGGATTGCTGAAACGATTTGACCTGCGCGAGAGTGGTGTAGGTGACGCCGTCTGGGCTGCGCTGCAGATGGGCGCCGCGTCCCGCAAGACCTGTGCTTGACATGGTGGTTCACTCCTTTTTTATTCCGCCAGCCGTTGCGGGCCCGGCGGTCGAGATTTTGCCCACGGCGAGTGGGCTACGAAAAATTGCCGACGGCTAGTCGGCGGAAAAAACGAAATCAGGAACCGGTGTCGTCGTACAGCAGCTCCACTTCGAGCGGCGCCACGTAATCGAGCGGCGCGTATTCGAAGGCATCCGCTTCGAGCACCGTCTCCGCGTTCTGCAGATTGGTGCCGTCGGGCAGCATGCCGGTGAAATTCTCCAGCGTGCCGCGCACGGCCTTCATCAGCCGCTTCGCCGCGAGCCGCGAATCCGAGTGGCACGAAAACTTGAAGCGCGCCGTGCGCGTCAGCAGCGGGCCATCGAGCGTCATGATGGGATCGCCGCCGATCTGCTCGATCACCACGAAGGGCAAAGGCGTTTGCCCGGGGGCCTGGCCGCCGAAAATTCCGGTCGTCTTGTCTTTGCGGCTCGCGCCTACCTGCGCGAGCACCGTGGCGGACGTCGCGATGAGTTGATTCAGACCTTCATCGAGCACGGGATTAGCGGTATTCCTCGCTGAGGGCCTGCTGCACGCCTTCGGTGAAGCGATCGAGCACGTCCTGGCTGCGGGCCTGCCCCGACTGTGCCATGAAGGGAAACGCCGGCATGCGATTGCCGCCCGGGCGCGCCGCGCCCTTCGCGCGAAACGCTGCTCGCGTGCTTCCCTTCCCTTTCCAGCGCTCGCGCGGGCCGGTGCCGCGTTCGAGGAACTTGGCCCAGTAGAATTTCGAGCTGAAGCCCACCGAGACGGAGCCCTGCACTTCGCTGCCGGAAACGTGCGTCCTGATCTGCACGTTATTGGCGAGGACGTCGTATTCGGGCTTGCCGCCGCCGTCCGGATGGTGCGGGCCCCGCCGGACCCGCGCCGCGATTTCGGATTTCCAGATGCGCCCGGCCGCCACCAGCGCGTTGCGCATGATCTGCTTGGCCACGCGAAGCGGTGCGTGCTCCAGCGCCTCCTCGATCCCGGCGAGCCCGGAAACCTTCGCCTCGATTACAGGGGGCATGTTTTTAGGCCGCGGTGCCGCCGGCATCGCGGGCTGAATTGTTGCGTTCGAGGCAGAGCATCACGAGCATCTTGTGGCGTTCATCGGGATCGAGCGGCGCCGCCAGGATGCGGAATTGCCGCTGCTGGAACCACACGTTCATGTTCGCGGTGATGCCCGGCCAGTAGCGCATGGTGATTTTGTGCGTCACTTCCGAGACCTGCTGCTGCGCAGCATAGAGCTCGCGGCCGGTGAGGGCCTCGATCGATGCCCAAGTGGTGGCCACCTGGTTCTCCGCGTCTTCCGACCACCCGCCGGCCGTGTCCTGGGCGAGCGTCGGCTTGACGATGATGATCCGGTGCCGCAGCTTGCCGGCCTCGATCCGCGTGTTTTGCATTTATGGCGCTGTCAACCGGAAAGAACTTTTGGAGCGAAAAGGTAGAGAAAACAGTTTTCTCGCCTTGCGCCGGCCGCCCAGGTCGACGGCCCTTTTCACGGAGCCGCCGAGCCTGGGGATGGAATTGACTAGCTCGAGGGCCTGATCACGCCGAAGTAGATCAGCGCGGAGCTCGTGGCCAGGTTCACGTTGCCATTGGATTGCTGCCATCCCTGCAGGCCGCCGCGGAAGCTGAACGCGGCGATCGAGTTCGCGGGCACCGAGTAGGTGGTGATATCGCCGGTGCGCCCGTTAATGGCCACGGAAGAGATCGTCACCGTGTGGGCGCTCGAGTCCGTGTTTTGAATCAGCAGGATTTCGGTGCCGGTGGTGACGAACGAATTGCCGTTGCTGGCGTCGGCCGTCGTCATGGTGACGGCGAGCGCGCCCGCGCTCACCGGCAGCGAAGCCGGATACGGCCCCACAATCGCGTTGACTGCTGGAAGTGCTGTCTGTGACATTTGCTTTTCCCTCCTGGGGAATTGAAAAGGGCGCGCCACGCGATGCGAATTGAAGGCGCGCCCGGGGTTACCGAGAGATCAGAACTAGCTCAGCGTGGTGCTGTTGTTGATCGCGTACCAGACGCCGTTATAGGCCTCGAGCTCGATGTGGTCCGCGACGGCCGCGAACGTGGCCGTGAGCTTGTTGCCGTTGATTTTGTTGGCCGGCGTGGTGACGGTGTGCGCCTGTGCCGTGGTGGAATAGATCGTGAGCCGGTCGCCGTCGTTGCCGCCGGAGACCTTCGTGCCGGCCGTGGGAGCGACCAGCGTGAGCAGCGCCGCGCCGGAATCGGTGATGATCACCTTGCCGCTGGTGATGCCGATGACGCCCGCGCCGCCGGTGCCGGAGTGGACTTCCACGTTTTTGCTCTCGCCCTTCCCCATGTTGGTGGAATAGTCGGGCGAAGTGCCTGCCACCGCGCTGCCGATGTTGGAATTCACTGCCGCTACGTCTGCCATGTTCTTTTCCTCCGAGAGATTTGAATTTTCAGCCGCGCGTCGGAGCGAAATCCAAAACGCGGATATTCCAGAGAAGCTCCTGCAGGTGATTCGGGATCGTCTTCAGCGTTTGATCCGAGACGCTTTCGCGGTTCTCGTTCCAGTTGCCGCACATCTGAAGAATGGCCACCTTCGCGCACGCCGGCACGTTGAGACCGGTGTTGCCATAGCCGCAGATGTAGTGAATGCGCACGGCGTTCGGCACATAGAGCACGCTCGGCCATGTGGTGCCCGCCGGAGCGGGAAAGATGCGCGGCGGCTCGCTCACGCGATCCACGAAGAAGTTGCCCGCCGGAGCGGCGCGGCCGCAGGTCCAGGTCAGGTCGCCGTCCGTCGTGGTGTTTCCGGATATCGTGGCCCAGGCGGGCGTCGATGATCCGCTTATGCCCTTCTTCCCTTGGGCGATCGCAGTGACCGTCTGCAGGTTGCCGTTCGGGTCCTCGATCTCGTCGCCGAGTTCGTACTGCACCTCGGGCACCCAGTTTTCGAGCACCGGATACAGGCTCAGCAGGTTGCCGCTGGCGGAATCCACGTAATCGATGCGGGTGACTTCCACCAGCGGGCTCATGAAGAGCTTGATCATCTGCGCGTAGTTCCACAGCGTGGTGGAATACCGGGGCAGCGAGTAATACGCCGGCGGATAGGCCATCTGGCTCATCATTGAATCGGTGTAGTAGGGGAACGAGTCGAGCGATTGCACGTACCCCGTGTTCACCGTGGTGCGGCGCGTGAAGCCTTCCACGTTCTCAACCGCCGCCTGGGCGTAGATCTTCACCAGCTCGTCGTCGTCTTTGATGTCGATGCGCAAATGACTCTTGAGCGCATTCAACGACACCGGCAACGCCGGCGGCGGGATCTCTATCTGCAGGCCTGCCATTTAGCGCCCGGACCGTGCCTTTCCTTTTGGCGACTGGGCGTCGCCAGGCTTCTTCGGTGGAGCGTTTTGCGCGGGAGCCACGGCGCGCTCCGGCGGCGCGATTCTCGCCGTTTCGGGC